GGTAACTTCTATCGCCCTGCTGGTGTTTCTGGTGGAGCAGCCGCAGATGTTGATGATGATATGCCAGTGGCACGTTCTTCAGCACCTGTTCGTAGTGCAGTGGTTGAAGATACACCTCCATTTGAGGTTGATCCTGCCCCAGCGTCTGCTAGTTCACCAGTAACTACAGACGCACCAAAAGCCAGCAATCCTCGTGCTGATGAAATCTTGGCGATGATTCGTAGTCGCAAATCCTAATATAAAATGGGGCGGGTTAATCCCGCCCTAACTTATTGGAGTCTTAAATGAAAATTTATTGGAGTAAAACGGGAGACTATTTCGACGTTTCTCCTATAGATAATGACTTGTCATCATGGTTTGTAGATCAATGCAAACACAATGATAGCGGGTTTTCAGTGAATGTTTTTGAAACAGAAAACAATCAAAATTCAGTCGATGACTTAATAGATAAGTTGAAGAATGATATAGTTAAAGTAAACGATATATTATCAAAGTTTAAACTACCGTTGTTTAAAGAACCAACTGATTATTTTAATCAGTTTCAGTTGAATGAACTTCATAAAGATTGGATACGTTTCATTCAAACATATCCTAAATCTGATAGTATATTTCTTAAGTTTAACATACATCATGAGTTCCATGAAATAAACAGACTTATACATTGTATAGAAACAAGTTTTTCTTATGTAATGCGTTGTCGTAGTTTTTGGAAAGAACCCAATCCATTCATGGATAAACAATTTCCCAACGGTGTATTCAATGTTTCAATAGCATACGCAAATCATGGTAAAAACAGTTGGGAAAAGTTTATAAATTTTGACGATGATCCTAAAGATTACGAACTTAATCAATGGACACATATAGGTTCATATATAAAGATCAACTTGGTAAGACCTTACCTTACCGAGTTTCCAAAACAGTTTTTAGAATACTGTGCTACAAATTCTATAGAACCAGTCAGTAACTTGTTACCATTTGGTAATCTTACTGGCATTAAAGACAACCTGGCTGTAACACGGCAACTAATGAATAGAAACATAAAACTGACTGAGAATTTTTTAAAATTTGATTTTTAGTTGGTTATCTTATACAATAACACATAAAGGATAAAACTATGGCAAAACCGTTCGACATAAGCAAATTTAGAAAAAGTTTAACCAAGAGCATTGAAGGTATCAGTTTTGGGTTCAATGATCCAACTGACTGGATTAGTACCGGCAATTATACACTTAACTATCGCATCAGCGGTGATTTTAAACGTGGTATTCCACTAGGTAAAGTCACGGTATTCGCTGGAGAATCTGGTGCTGGTAAGAGCTATATCTGTTCTGGTAACATCGTTAAAAACGCACAAGAACAAGGCATTTATGTCGTCTTGGTTGATAGTGAAAACGCACTGGATGAACAGTGGTTACATGCTTTGGGTGTTGACACAAGCGAAGACAAGCTGCTGAAACTTAACATGGCCATGATTGATGACGTAGCAAAGGTTATCAATGACTTTGTTAAAGAATACAAAGCACTGCCAGATACAGAACGTCCAAAGGTTTTATTTGTGGTTGATAGTTTGGGCATGTTACTCACGCCAACAGATGTTAATCAGTTTGAAGCAGGTGATTTGAAAGGTGATATGGGTCGTAAGCCCAAGGCATTGACAGCACTTGTTCGTAACTGTGTCAATATGTTTGGTAGTTTAAACATTGGAATGGTTTGCACTAACCACACTTATGCAAGCCAGGACATGTTTGATCCTGATGATAAAATTAGTGGTGGTCAAGGATTCATCTATGCTTCAAGTATTGTAGTAGCAATGCGAAAGCTGAAGCTGAAAGAAGATGAAGATGGCAACAAAACAACTGAAGTAAATGGTATTCGTGCTGCGTGTAAGATTATGAAAACACGTTATAGCAAGCCATTTGAAAGTGTGCAGGTTAAGATTCCTTATTCAACTGGCATGAGTCCCTACAGTGGACTGATTGACATGTTGGAAGAAGAAGGTTTTCTTAAAAAGTCTGGTAATATGCTTGAATATACCAGTCCAACAACAGGTGAAGTTATTAAACAGTTTCGTAAAAACTTTACCAACGAGCATATGGACCTCATGATGAGTGATCTAATGACTAAGTATGCTCAGTTGACAAAAGAGTCAACAGATACAACGGAGACAATAGAAGAATGAGCGGTGAATTACTCGCCACAATGTGGCAAACTATTAGAGAATACATTCCATCCAAAGATAGACAGACAGCAGCAGATCATCTTATTACTGAATTGATTGAACAAGGCATTAATGACGAAGATTTGGCTGAAATGGCTATTGACAGAACAATGCGTAATGCTATCATGGAGCATATTGACCTTGATGGCGATGACGACGAAGAGGATGAATGAGCACCTGGTATTCTAGAGTTTGCAGCAATCTGGGTTACATCCCAGATTGCATTGCTTTTTATGAGACTGAACTTGAAAAAGCAAAATACGAGGTTAGTGTCAGCGGGAACGTAGAAAAAAATCTCGCTGCATTGCCTGGTATTACGGAACATCGTTTTAATCAATTACAGGAAATTGAAGCAATTCTCAATTACCTGAACATACAACTGCGTAAGATACGCAGAACACATTTTCAAAAATATCTTGAACATTATAACCGCACATTAACGTCTCGTGATGCTGAGAAGTATGTGGATGGTGAACCAGAAGTGGTTGACATGGAGACTATCATCAATGATGTAAGTCTCGTGCGTAATCGTTATTTGGGGATCATCAAAAGTCTTGAAAGCAAGAACTATATGATTAGCAACATTGTCAGATTGCGTGTTGCTGGTATGGAAGATATATCAATATCTTAACATCCCCAGTGCTATGCCCAACTTGGGTAAATTATAAGCGTCTAGGCGACTACTATCACCCGTAAAACTTAACCCGTTTTCATCTTCGATGGTGATTTTTTTAGAATCTAAGTTCTGAATAGCACAAAACATTCTAGCAAGTTCGCTTAGACGCATCTTTTCTGAATATACAACATTCATTTGATTATGTTTCACTTCGCCATTGAGAACTAATTCAATGACAGGTGGAATATCTTCTAGATTAATATAATCAAATCGTCTATCTGCGGTGATATTAAACTGCGTTGATTCACGAAGTCTCTTGAAAAAACGATTGGAATCTTCCGTATAACTCATAACACCAAATAACCGCAGAGTTGTAAAGTTCTCTGTTTTGTTACAGATTTTACTGATATGATTCTTTACCTTGCCATACTGATGTTCTGGCTCAACATAATCAATATCATCCTCATAAGCATTGTCAATGTTGCGATTGGTGTCGTATTCATTGCCAGTACCAAGGTTAATAAACTTTTTAAAACGATGGCGATTCTGATACAGATTGTTAAACATCAACATATTAACATCGTAAACATCCTGATCCATGCTATAAATCTTTTCACGACCATATAAAGCAGAATGTATGACGGCATCAAATGTTTGCCCAGCAAATAGGTGGTCAACGGCAACCGTGTCCGTAAGGTCTAACACATCACGGTGTATTTCAAATACATGATGGCCTAATTCACGAAGATAAAAGCAAATTGCTTTGCCAATCATTCCACGACTGCCAGTGACCGCTATTTTCATTGTGCTATCCAATCCTTAGCCCAATCGTGTTTGCCTGTATAGACAATACGCTTTGTTAACCATGAAGTTGGATCAGATTGCTTTTCCATAATCAATGCTTTTGCACTGTCATTCAATGTATTATTGTAATGTTCTAGGTATGGCATGATGCGAAGATTATCATTGTTTAACAACAGATAAGTGCTAACCAATCGTTCAATAAAGAAACCACGGTAGTTCAATCCAGTGTTATATGGATATTCAGCACTCTCATTGAGTTTTGCTGTTGTCGCTTCATCCAATGTTTCACACACTTCGAAAAACTTATCAACAAACGCAAGGAAACCATCCCAAAACTTTTGATTGCCAACCATGTAGTTTGCCATGCAATAGTGTTTGATGCCCATTGATTGTTTGATTATGTCAGCACTAACCCCCATCTTTGGAAGGATTGCTTGAGCCAAATCCATCATATGAGGATGACACCATTGACCTTGTTCCCACACGTTCCATTGATTTGCAACTTCTTGTGGAAAAGCATTGAACGTATAAACGTCATAGCCTGGTTTGTTATTAATCCAAGCAAAAATATCTTCTGCTTTTGGTCCTTCAAGTTTTGTTTTCCATTGCCAGCTAAAGTGTCCCCATAGATCACACTTTTCTTCCATGGCTTTTGCGTAGATACCTTTATAAATCAGGTATTCGGAAATAGAAGGATTACCTCCTGCACTATTATCATAGGGCGTAAATAGTGTGTCTAACTCAGACTGTTGTTCTGGTTTGTAGTAAGCTTGATATATTTTAATTTGCATTTGATATTTACTCCGTATATAATAGTATAACAAAAAACATGAAAAACCTAATTAAAAATTGTGATGTCATCATCGTGGGGGCTGGGCTTTATGGAAGCACTGTTGCTCATCAGTTAAGCACCAGACTTGGCAAACGATGCTTAGTTCTGGATAAGCGTGATCACATTGGTGGGAACTGTTATACCTTTGAAAAAGATGGTATCAATGTTCATGCGTATGGTCCGCACATCTTTCATACTAGCAATCGACAAGTGTGGGAATATATTAATTCATTAACTGACTTCAACGGCTATCGCCATCAGTGTCGTGCCATGGTTGGTGACACCAGTTATAGTATGCCAATCAACCTGGATACTATCAATCGTGTATTTGGTATCAACTTTACCCCCACTACCGCAGAAGAATATATCAGCAAAATAGCAAAACAATATTCCGCTAATAACTTTAAAGAACAAGTTATAGGGCAGATTGGTCATACCTTGTATAAGATTTTCTTTGAAGGTTATACTCGTAAACAATGGGGCAGAGACCCTGAAAGTTTACCAGCTAGCGTAGGCAAGCGTTTGCCAGTAAGATTTAATTATAACAACAGGTATTATAATGACTTGTGGGAAGGTATTCCTGTTCAGGGATATACTCCTATGTTTGAAAAGCAATTGAACCATGAACTAATTCACGTTGAGTTGTCCACAGATTTCTTTGATTTGCGAGATCAAATGCCAGCAGATAAGACGGTTATCTATACTGGACCTATTGACCGATACTTTGATTACAAGCACGGCATGTTAGGATGGAGAACATTAGACTTTGAGTTTGTTAACTTGGAAGTTGGTGATTTTCAAGGTGTAACACAGATGAACTATCCAGAGGAAACCGTTCCTTGGACACGCATCATTGAATACAAACATTTCCACCCCGAACGCAATTATCCAGATACACATACGGTTATCAGTCGTGAGTATCCACGTGATGCTAGTGTCAAAGATCAGCCATATTATCCAATTAAGACTGAGGCTGATATGATTACCTATCGCAAATATCAGGAACTTGCTAAAGCAGAAACCAATGTTATTTTCGGTGGTAGGTTGGCTGAGTATATGTATTACGACATGCATCAGGTTATTGGCAGTGCTCTCAACATGGTAGAAAAAAGGTTTATAAATGCAGATAAGTGAGCAGGGTGCAGAAACCTTGGAGTTATTGACTCGTTATAGTGATTTTATGAATGGTATAAAATCAGTAGTTGACATGGGTGCTGGTATGGGAGACGAAAGTCTTTGGTGGGCTACTAATTGTGATTCTGACGGTCGTCCACGAAATATAAAAGTTATAGCGTGTGAACTCAAAGCTAATCCCAATGTAAACATACAGCACGAGAATATTTTATGGCGTGTACGTGATTTTGTTGACACGTTAATACCTGAGAATAGTCAAGATTTTATATGGGCCAACAATAGTTTTCAATACGCTCAAAACCCAATTGGAACACTCATACACTGGAATAAGATATTGCGACCAGACGGTATGCTGTGTATGCACATCCCTGTCAATAACTCCCTGTATTATAACCAAGACAGGATAGTATTAGATAACGAATATACTAGTGGGTGTTGCTTTAATCACACACTTGGTAATCTGATTTACATGCTCGCAACCGCAGGATTTGACTGTAGACAGGGACACTTTGCTCAAACAGATCAATGGATTAAGGCTGCTGTATATAAAAGTGACTTAAATCCACAGTTCAATAGTTCTCTATATGAGTTAAAAGATAAAAATCTTCTACCAACCTGTTTGGATGACGTGATTCAGGGCAAAAATAGCTTTAAAAACAGCGATTTGCGTGTAGAATGGATAGATAGAAGTCAATATATGCTTGATTGCATTTAATTATTGACACTGCTTTTGCGGTGCGGTATAGTAATCAGGATAAATAATTTACGGCCTTAATGTCGTAATATCGAAGAAGATATCTAATCGTAGGTATCACAACAAAAAGGAAACTAAAATGAAAAACTTTATCGCAGCGGCTCTTCTGGCTTTGACTGCATCTTCAGCGATTGCTGGCGATCTTCCAAACAAGAAGGCTACCCCAACCCCTCCTGCTCGTCCTGCTGTTGAAGCACCTGAGTCATGGTATGTTGGTGTAAATGCTGGTGGCAATGTTAATGTAAATCGTAGCATTGGCGACAACCCAGCCAACTTTGGCGGTGTAGTTGGTTATAAAATTAACCCAACTTTCGCTGTTGAAGCAACTATCGATGAACAACTCAAGAAGAACAAAGACAAAGCACAGACTCGTGTTGCTACTAACGTAGTTGTGAGTCCATTCGGTGCAGTATATGGTTTCACTCCATATGCACTTGCTGGTGTTGGCGTTCAAAACCATGATTTCATCAATAATGGTGTAAAGAATGGTAACAAAGCAATCTACAATGTTGGTGGTGGTGTAAAGTATGCTATCGCTAAAAATTGGGAAGCAGATGCTCGTTACCGTTATGTTTCACGTTGGAGCGATGGTTCCAAGGACAGCAACATCGTGACTATTGGTTTGAACTACAAGTTCTAATTGAACTTGCCATAGAAAAGAGAATACTAAAAGCAGGGCTTCGGCTCTGCTTTTTTTATTGACTTACACACAAGAAACATATAAATTATTAGTATGGAACAAGATTTAGACGACATTTGTGATGCACTAGAAGCAATGATTGATGCTGCCGACGATGCGTGGGAAGCAGAAAGAATGTGTTTGGTCAAAGTCAAAGAAACAATCAAGCAGGAAAAATATGAACCTGCTAAAGAAATGTTTAGACGAGCACTAGACCGATACATTGATAACAGAATACGAAAGTATCACAACAGAAAAGAAGATTCTTTACATTACGATTTTAACGGGGATTATGATCTATGAAGTTTGTAACAGTGATGGACATGTGGCTACTCATTATAAATCTAGGTTTGCTAGGTTGTATAACTTACTTTGGTCGCAGACTTATCAAAGCGGTGGAAAAATCAGTTAATCGTGACAGCGATGCTGTTCGTGAAGAACGTGATTGGTTTATTAAGATTCTTGTGAAAGAAAAAGAAAGTGTTATTCATCAGATGGCAATGCTTGATCTCAAGTCAACTGATTGGCAACACTTGAACGATCAGCGTCATATTATTGAAGAACTTGAAACACGTGTTATGAAAAGGCAACGCTAATGGATATTGCAGCATTCCTCTTAACCTTTATGTTTGGTTTTGTGAGTGCGATTGGTGGATTATTCGCACTAATATATTATCCAGAGATCAAACGCTTTATTTCACGAACTCGTGAAATTGTAATTGACAAGTATCATGACTTCAAGTATAAGTAATAACCATGGGGGCAGTAGAGGGT